ATGATGAGCTATTCTCTTTAGGTCAAACCTTTGGTGATGGTACTTCTGACTGGACACATAGCAACAGCTATTACATTGACGCTTCTACTGGTTTAACTGCTTACGCAGAAGACACTGTAGTTCCTGCTGACGTGTTTACTGATGCTGGTTTCCGTGCTTTGATCAAACTCGTTGATGACGCTGATGTTCCAATGGATGGTCGTTTCTTTGTTGTTCCTCCATCACTACGTGCGGCTATCATGGGTATTGATCGTTACAACAGCTCTGACTTCGTTGATGGTCGTGGTGTTCAGAACGGTCAGATCGGTAGCCTCTACGGTATTGACATCTACGTTTCGAGCAACTGCCCTGTTATCGAGACTGATGCAAACAACACAGCTACTGCTGGTGGCGACATCAAAGCTGCTATCCTTGCACACAAAGATGCAATGGTATTGGCTGAGCAGTTATCTGTTCGTTCACAGACTCAGTACAAGCAAGAGTATCTGTCTACACTCTACACTGCCGACACATTGTTCGGTGTGAAGACTGTACGTCCAGAGGCTGGTTTCGTACTCGCTGTAAACGCTTAATAGTAGTTCCTAAGACTCTCCAGCTTCGCTGGGGAGTTTTCTTTAAGTACATTCGCTGAGTGTATTTAAACAAACATAGGAGATAAATTTGGCTATTTATCGTGGTGCAGGTGGAGCAGGTGATGCTACTACAGATTCTGCAAGTGAAGTCTTATTAGCACTGCAAGCTAAAGACGCTGCTATTGCTGCACAGGTTGCTGCAGAAGCAGCTCAAGCTGCTGCAGAAACTGCAGAGACTAACGCAGAAACAGCAGAGACCAATGCAGAGACTGCTGAGACTAATGCAGAAACTGCAGAAACCAACGCTGAAACTGCTGCTACTAACGCTGCAAATTCTGCTAGTGCAGCTTCTACATCCGCTACAAACGCTTCTAACTCAGCATCTGCTGCGTCTACTTCAGCGACTAATGCATCCTCTTCAGCGTCTGCTGCGTCTACTTCAGCAAGCAATGCTTCATCATCTGCTTCTAGTGCGTCGTCTTCAGCATCTACTGCTACGACTCAAGCCACTAACGCTGCTAGTAGTGCTAGTGCTGCAGCGACTTCTGCTACAAGTGCAAGTAATTCTGCCTCTGCAGCAGCAACTTCAGAAACTAACGCAGCAAGTTCTGCTACATCCGCTTCAGGAAGTGCTAGTACAGCTACAACTCAAGCAAGTAATGCTGCCTCGTCTGCTTCTGCAGCAAGCACCTCTGCTAGTAACGCATCTTCTTCAGCATCTGCAGCGTCAACATCTGCAAGCAATGCAGCTACTTCAGCGACTAACGCTAGTAACTCTGCCTCGGCTGCTGCTACGTCTGCTACCAATGCTAGTAATTCTGCTAGTTCTGCATCTACCTCAGCTACTGCAGCATCTAACGCTCAGACTGCTGCTGAAACAGCAAGAGATCAAACCCTAACAGCATACGATAACTTTGATGATAGGTACTTAGGAGCTAAGACTTTTAATCCATCTTTAGACAACGACGGTAATGCTTTAGTAGCTGGTGCTTTATATTTTAATAGTACTGACGGAGCAATGCGTGTTTATACTGGCTCTGTGTGGGTTGATGCCTACGCTGCTGGGACTAGTTTCTTAGCTAAAGCAAATAATCTTTCTGACTTACAATCTGTATCCACAGCAAGAACTAATTTAGGTTTAGTAGCTTCTGCTACAACTGATACAACAAATGCTTCTAATATCTCTAGCGGTACTCTAGGTGCAGCTAGGCTTCCTGCATTCTCTGGCGATGCTACTAGCACTGCTGGGACAAGTGCTTTAACTCTGGCAACAGTAAACTCAAATACTGGTTCATTCGGATCTACTACATCTATTCCAGTTATTACAGTAAATGGTAAAGGCTTAATCACTGCAGTATCTACTGCTACTGTAAGCGGTGGAGACGGTGGTGCATATGCTTGGTTTCTCTCATAGGATAAAAAATGAAAACACTTATTTTAGACGGTACAGCTATTAGTTTACAAGCAGCGATGACTACTTCGGCTGCTACAACAAATCCAACCTTTGTAACTAACTATGCTGATAACTCAGGTTCAGGAATAACAGAAGGAGCTACTGACGGTTCTTTGAATGGATCTACAGATGTATCGATTGTACCAGCACCTACAGGTTCAAATAGACGAATCATAAAGAATATTACTATCTATAATGGCGATACAGCAGCAGTTACTGTTTTAATTAAATATGACAACAATGCAACTCAACGTACATTAGTACGAGTTACTTTAGCTGTTGGAGATACTTGGACTACAGAAGGTGTATTTGATGCAAACGGTAATTTAAAACAAACAATAGGTACTGTAAATCTTTCATCTGGAGTCACAGGAACTCTGCCTATTGCTAATGGAGGCACAGGTCAAACTACTCGTCAAACAGCTATGGATGCTTTAGCTGGTGCAGTAACTAGTGGTCAATATTTACGTGGAGATGGCACAGATGTAGTGATGTCTGCTATTCAAGCAGGTGATGTACCAACACTAAATCAAAATACTACAGGTACAGCAAGCAATGTTACAGGAACAGTCGCAGTAGCTAATGGTGGGACAGGACTTACCACTCTTACAGCTAATAATGTAATACTTGGTAATGGAACATCAACACCATCTTTTGTAGCTCCAGGAGCAAACGGTAATGTATTAACATCTAATGGTACAACATGGACATCAGCAGCAGCAGGGGGCGGTGGTGGTGGTAGTTTGGTATTTCTTTCAACTACTTTAATAACAAGTGCTGTTGCTAACGTAAGTTTTACTGGATTAAGTTCTTCTACTTATATTGCTTTTATGGTTCAATATCAAGGTATAGAGCCTGGTAGCGATGTAAACAATCTTCGTATGCAGATCGGAAACGATACTGTTGGTTGGATTGCTGATGCTTACTATTCCAACATATTAACTAATGGTTCTACAAATGAAAATACTGGATCTGTTGCTTCATTTAAGTTAACAGATGCAAACGTACGTAGTTCTACTAATGGCGGGTGTGCTGGTATTGCTTGGGTTACTCAGGTATCCAACTCTACTGCATTGCCTGGTTTCTTTTCAGATACTAGCTGGTGGGGTTATGCACCTTATACTTCCAGAGCTGGCGGTAATTTAGATTCTACTGATTATAGTAATAGAGCTGCTGTTACTAGAATTCGGCTTTTCTACGCTTCTGGTAATATTAATAAAGGACGCATTAGTCTTTACGGATTAAAAGCCTCTTAATTTATAAGGAATAATTATGTCAAACGAAATTATGTATGAAATGGTTAACGGTGAGCTGGTTGAAATATCTGATGCTAGTAAAGCAGAATTTATAAACGCACAAGAAAATGCTCAAAGTACCAGTAATTTCTACGCTATTAAAAGATCTGCAGAATACCCACCAATTGCCGATTACCTTGATGGTGTTGTAAAAGGCGATCAAGCACAGATTAATAAATACATTGCAGATTGCCAAGCAGTTAAAGCAAAGTATCCTAAACCATAATAATAGGTAATCATGACTGAAACTGAACTCAAACTTCTAAGCCACGAAGAAGTCTGTAAAGTTCGATACGAACAGATTCACGCTAGACTAAAGAGACTAGAACAGATTCTCCTCGGCACTGCTGGATTTATCATTATAACCTTGTTAACCTTGGTACTTAAATGAGTAGATCACATTCCGTAGGCAAAGATTTAGTAGCTAATACTAAGACTACTATGTTTACTGTTCCAACTAGGAATATGGCTAAATGGTTACTCTTGTTTGCTACTAATCACAGTGCATCTTCTAAGTGGATCAATGTTTGGTGGTACGACTCTAGTGAGAATGTTGAGATTGAAGTGTTGTCTGAGTATGCTATTACTGCTAAGAACTTTCTTAGAATAGATGGACAGGCTTATGTATTATTAGACGAAGGTGATGAGATCAGAGTGCAGTCAGAGACAGGATCTACAACTACTTGTATCGTCACTGTAGAGTTAGAACAACGTAGTACCGTACAACAGT